TGTTGAAACTAATGCAGAAGCGAATACTACTGCTACATCAACGTTGTTTAAGAACAATAACTATGTTGTTAAGATTAATCACAGAGACAATGGTTTTGATCTTAATAAGTCATGGGTTTACTTTAAGAATGCAGAAGATGTTGGTGGAGTAACTGCCTCATCACTAAACAGCAATCTTTATAAGGTTTCTAACACTGGTGTTGATTACTATAACATTAATGGATCTTCTAGAGCATCTGGAAATTCCTTTGGTGGTGGTACAAGTGTACTAGCAACATACAATAGGAAGTTTGAAAAGATATTTGCTTCTGTGTCTAACTTAACCTTTAGTCAGACTAAGATTGATAGTTTTGTTAAGACTACAAATATTGCACCAATAGATGATAATGTAGGTACTTACGTTTCATATTCACAAACAGATTTCGAGAAGACATTCTTGAATGAAGATTTCTTCTTTATCAATCAAAAGATTGTTGCTTCTAAGATTAACGAAACTGCTAATAGTATCAAAAATTCATTAGTTTACAAACTTGATCTATCAAGTACTGTTACTCATCTATCACCAGTTATTGATCTTTCTAGGGCATCTATTAAGACTATTACTAATCGTATTGAATCTGCTTCAGGTTCAGAGGATCGTTATGGTAGAAGGGATCAAATTGTAACATTCTTACCAGTATATTCATTCACTGCTTCAGGTCTTCAAGGTGTTGAAGTAATTAATAATAATCAAACTATTGTTGGTGCTACATCTAAAGCAGAAGGAACTATTGTTAAGGTTGATGGTAGTACTGTATATGTTAAAGTGACAACTGTTAATGCATTTGTTGCTAATGAAGTTCTATCATTTAGTAGTGATACTTTTGCTGGTGACATTAAAGTTGGAACAGGTGGTCTCACTAAGTTTGCATTTGAGATACCAAATACTACCACACCTCCAACATATGTAACTGCTAGGAACCCATCAGTTCCAGCTGATACATACGACAATAAGATTTCTGGAAAGATAGTATTGTGGAATGGTAAGTCTGGTCAGTTAACTACTGTTAATGATAAGCAACCAATTAACAATGATTATACTGGAAGACTTGTTGATAGTAGTAGTTTTGATAGAAATGCTAGTGTAGATGATCAATTATCTGATATCTTTAGAGTTGGTGACTTGGTTTCATATCCAAATCAACCTGTAGACGAAGCAAGTTTCATTGAAATTGCATCTGTATCATATTCAGATGGTATTGATTTCATTAATGAGACACAATCCAAGAATAGTTCTGGAATTTCTAAATATGTAACTAAGGAAATCGCAATTGAAAATCCAGCTACATCTATTGATGTGAAACTTACTGCTAATGTTACTGATACTAAGAATCTTCAAATTCTTTATAAACTTAAGAAGTCTTCTTCACAGGAGAACTTTGAAGATATTGAATGGATTTACTTCAATGAATCAGGTGAACCTGATGTAGATACTATTGCTTCTTCTGAAAACTCCATTAGTGGTATTACAGAAAAGCAATCTTCATATCAAGAACTATCTTATAGCATAGAGAATTTACCAGAATTCTCTTCTTATGCAATTAAGATTGTTATGAAATCTAATAATCCTGCATTCGTTCCTAAGATTCAGGACTTGAGAGCAGTAGCATCTTATTAGCATGAATCATTTGAAAGTTGAAAATGAAGACCACCTATATCGTGATGTAAACACAGGTGCAATAATAAATACTGACAGGTCTTCCTTTGCCAAATACAAAGCATCCAGAAACAAGTACCGTAATATGGAGCATGAATTGGACTATGTTAAAAGTGAAATTAATGATCTCAAGACCCTATTAAAACAATTGATAAAGTCCGATGGCAGCCATAGTAGTTAATAAGACTGACACCTTTGAAGTTCAAAGGCAGAAGATAAACCAGATAGGGTCTGAGTTTGATACGTTTGTAACAAATCAAACGACCCTAAACTCTACCTTCATAGAACTGACTGATATATCAGTTACCAAACTTAGTGCAGGTACTGCTGACTTATCTTATAATGATACTACTGGTGTACTGACATATACTCCACCAGATTTATCAAACTTTATAACATCAATTGGTGATGCTATTCAGGATGCAGACTTCACTACTGGTGGTCTGATGAAGACTGATGGTTCTGGTGGTTATAGTGTAGTAACAGATAACTCTGCTAACTGGATCGCTTTAACAGATCTTTCTGTTACTCAGATGCCAGCTGGTAATCAAGGACTTTCGTATAATAATTTAACTGGTGTATTAACATTCACACCACAGGATGTAAGTGACTACGTAGCATTATCAGATCTTTCTGTCAATACTCTTACTGCTTCTGCTGGTGGAGCATTATCATATGCTAATGCCACAGGTATATTCACATATACTCCACCAGATCTATCTTCTTTCATATCATCATTACCGACTCATAGTATTAATGATCATAGTGATGTTGATACAACTGGAGTAGCAGACGGTAAAATACTCAAATATCAAGCATCTAGTTCAAGTTTCATTGTAGCAGATGATGGTGGTGCATCAGGAATTAATAGTATAGTTGAAGACACCACACCTCAACTTGGTGGTACTTTAGATACCAATCTCAACACTATTGAATTTGGTGATAGTTCATCTTCTACTGAAAATCGATTAAAATTAGGAAGTCATGATGATATCCAGTTATATCATGATGGCACAACGTCAATCCTTAAGGAGAGGAAAGGACAGTTTGATATTATTTCTGAACCTAATAGTGGTCCTGGTAATATAGATGTAACATCAAGTACTCTTAATTGGATTTCTGGATCTAGTACAGTAGCTGAATTGACATCTACTGGATTGAATCTTATTGGTACTATCACTTCTGATGGATCAACTACTGATGGTGATGCTACACTTAAGGGTGGTACTGGTGATCTTGTTTGGGATAAGTCAGACAATTGTTTATATTTTAATGCTGGTACTACTATAAAGGATGCTGCTGGCGATAAAGGAACATTAGGACAGGTATTAGGTGCTAATGGATCTGCTGGTCTTGATTGGTTAGATTTTAACTTAGATAATCTTGCCAATGTTAATATTACATCTCTACAAGATACACAAACTATTAAATGGAATGCTGCTACTAATAAGTGGGTAAATGCTTCTAGTGCAGGTGGTAGTGGATCAGGTATAGCATTAACAGATATTTCTGTAGGTGCTAATGGTACTGCTTCAGGTGGTGGTGGACTTTCATACAATGATATAACTGGTGTATTCACATTCAGTCCAGCAGTTGTAGGTTCCTTCATAACATTATCAGATCTTTCTGTAGGTACAGAAGGTGCTGCTTCTGGAGATGGTGGTATATCCTATGATGATAGTTCAGGTGTACTAACATACTCACCTCCAGATCTATCTGGTTATCTAACTGGATATACTGAGACAGCAGATCTTCAGGATGTTACAACCAATGGAGCAACAACGAATGTTGCAACAACTATCTTTACTGGTGGTAGCGGTGCTGCTCGTTTAGATGTACAAAATGCTGGAGCTTATGCTATCAGTTTAAATGCTTCTTCTGGTGTTGGAATCAATACTGCTGATGGTGTTGGACTTTATATTGGTAATACTTCCACTAATGTATGGAGAGCAAAGATTGAAGGATCTACTGGTGATATAACTGGTAACAAATTTGTTAAGACAGGTGGAACATCATCTCAATTCTTAAAGGCAGATGGTACTGTTGATACCAGTACATATCTAACTTCAATAGACATTACTTCTGAGAACCTCAACGATCTTGCTGACGTTAATGCTGGAACCCCTACTGATGGACATGTATTGAAATGGGATTCTAGTTCATCTAAATGGATTGCTGCTGCTGACCAAACAGCAACAGGTGGTTCAGGTATATCATTAACAGATCTTTCTGTTACTAGTAATGCTGCTGGTACTGCTGCATTATCATATAATAATGGCACTGGTGTATTCTCATACACTCCTCCTGATCTTTCTGCTGTAAGTACAGATCTAACAGCATTTTCTGTTGGTACTAACGGATCTGCAACTACTAATGGTGGACTTGCATATAATAATTTAACTGGTGTATTCACATACAGTCCACAAGATCTCAGTACTTACCTAACTGGTCTCTCTATGGGAGAACTTGATGATGTAACTATAACAGGATCACCAGCAATTAATTCAGTATTGAAATGGAGTGGTACAGCTTGGATAAATGGAACTATTGCAAAAGGTGGTCTTGATCATGTTGTAGAAGATACTTCTCCACAGTTAGGTGGTAATTTAGATTGTCAAACTGCAAATGTAGATTTCTATACTGGTGGTGCTTGTTTCGGTGGAGACAGTGGATCATATGCACCTAGATTGTATATTAGTCACACTGTAGCATCTGGCGGCACATCATTTATAGATGATGCTAGTGCCAATGGTTTAAACATTCTGTATGGTAGTGGTGCTAATGGTAAGGTTGTAGTTAAAAACAGATCAGGAAGTACTCAATTAACTATTGATGATGATGGTGTCAAACCTGCATCAAAACTAGACTTGTCTAGTTCTACTATCAATGATGGTACTAATACAGGTACATCTGGTCAGGTTCTAACTTCTACAGTAACAGGTGTAGCATGGTCAACTGCTCTAACATTAAGTTCACTTTCTGTAGGTAGTGAAGGAACAGCATCTGGTGATGGTTCTATTTCATATAATAATACAAACGGTGTATTTACATATACTCCACCAGATTTAAGTGATTTCTTAGATAGTAATACAGTTATTGCAGATCTAAATGATGTTGTTATTACTGGTTCCCCTTCTGCTGGTCAAGTAATCAAATGGGATCAATCTACTAGCAAGTGGACTAACCAAGCAGATGCTAGTGGTGCTGGTGCTGGTGGAAATGATACAGAAGTTCAATTTAATGATAATGATGCTTTAGCAGGTGATTCTAAGTTTACATGGGATAAGGCAGCTGATCAGTTGGTGGTAAATGGACAAATAATAATGCCACGTGATAGTACTACAACTGGTACTGATGCTCATATTATAATTGGACAAGATGGTGACTGGGAAGCATTCCATAATGGATCTTCTACTTGTCTAAGGAACCAAACAGGAACCTATGCTATACAAAATGCTGTTGCTGGAGGAGAATTACATCTTCAAGCATATGGAAACATAAAGATGGCAGACATGACTGGAACCAATTATGTCTTCTGTAATGATGGTGCTGGTGTTGATTTATTCCATGCAGGAACGTGGAAATTAAAAACACATGCCGATGGAATAGAGATTAATGGTGTAATAAAAGATGCTCAAGGTGATAAAGGTAGTGCTGGTCAGGTACTTTCAAGTACTGGTAGTGCATTAAATTGGGTTACTCCATCTACTGATATCAGTAGTAAGGTTATTGGAGATCTTCAAGATGTAAATATATCAGGATCACCTTCAACTAATCAGTTCTTAAGATGGAATGGTTCAAAGTGGACTAATCAAACAGTTACTGTTGGTAGTGGAACTGTTACTCAGGTTACAGGTGGTACAGGATTAACTGGTACTATAACAACTTCAGGATCATTAAGTCTATCTTCTGGTGTAGTTTCATCAGGATCATATGCATCACCAACAAATGTAACTGTTGATACTTATGGTAGAGTAACCAGTATTACTGCTGGATCTAGTAGTAGTGGTTCAGCAGGTGTGTACAGAGTTCATCAATCTGCATCATCTGGTTCATTGGCTATTAACAGTAATGCTAATGGTTGGTTAGTTGTTGTCGTTGGAGGAGGTGGAGGAGCAGGTGTTGCTCTAGGAACTTCAACTCAAGGTGTTGCCACTGGTGGTG